ACTGGTAATCATGGAAGGAGGCGAAGTCATGGGACGACGCACGAAAACCGAAATCAATGAGGAACTGGAACAGACCAAAGCTCGGCTCAAGAGCTATCTGGAACGTGAGCAGGAAATGTTAAGCAAGGACGGTGTAAAAGCGTATGGTATCGGCTCCCGAAACCTGCAGCGATATGACACCAGTCTTGCCGAAGTGCAGGCGGCTATTGAAAACCTGCGAAAACGCATTCGAGAACTGGAAGCAGAAAAGGCCGGCGGTAAACCGCGCCGGGCAATCAGCGCAGTTCCGCGTGATTGGTAATAATTTAATGTTTGGGTAACTGTCGCAGCCCCCTTTGCGACTTTACTAGCAGCGAAAAGAACTCTCCCTTTTTTCGCTGCTTTTTTATTTCATGTGAGGAGGTGAGAACAATAAACGACGGCAAAAACAAGAAAACGAAACAGAGAACAGCGATGTTACAGCGGCCACAAAACAAAGGTTACGGGGAGGCCGGGGCAAGCTGGAACAAAAAGGCTGTGAAAGGGTTTAATGCGCCGAGTGGTTCACCACATGAAGATATAGATTTTAATAACTATACTTTACGCCAACGCGCCCGCATGTTGTATATGGCCGCACCAATGGCGAGTTCCGCAATTAAGACCAACCGCACAAATGTTGTCGGTGTTGGGCTCAAACTAAAAAGCCGGATTGACCGTGAAGTGTTAGGTATGACGCCGGAGCAGGCAGAGGCATGGCAGAAAAATGCGGAGCGTGAGTTTGCTATTTGGGCAAACAATAAACGCGCTTGTGATGCCACTGGCATGAATAACTTTTACGGCATGCAACAGCTGGCTCTTGTATCGTGGCTCTTATCGGGTGATTGCATTGGCGTAATCAAACAATATCCGGTCAGCAATCTTATGCCTTACGCGCTGCGAGTGCACTTGATTGAAGCAGACAGAGTGGCGACACCAGTGCAAGATGGCATGGGAATGTCGCATTTATATACGACCGGGAAAAATCCAGCCAACGGTAACACTATTTATGACGGTGTCGAGGTAGATAAAAACGGCGCAATCGTCGCTTATCATATCCGCAGCACATATCCATTCGAGCTGGGAACGGAAACGACGAAGTGGGCGCGAGTTGAGGCATACCAGGAACACACCGGGCTCCCGAATGTTATCCATGTTGTTGAAACCGAAAGACCTGACCAGTATCGCGGCGTTAGCTATCTGGCGCAGGTAATCGAACCGTTATTACAGTTGCGACGCTATACAGAATCTGAACTTATGGCGGCTGTTATTGAATCATTTTTCACAGCTTTCGTAAAAACAGAGGCGCCAACGGATGAAAACCCATTCAATCAAACGGACGAAAATCCTCCTGGAGAGCCAGTACATCCGAACGAGTACAGTATGGGGCCTGGCCAGATTAACATCATGGAACCTGGCGAGGATGTTGTATTTGCAAATCCAACAAGACCTGCCGGTGGGTTTGATAAATTTGTGCGTGCTATCAGTGAACAGATAGGCGCCGCATTAGAAATTCCAGCGGATTTATTACTGAAATCGTTTAATGCGTCATACAGCGCAAGCCGTGCAGCTTTATTGGAAGCATGGAAAGCGTTTAAAATGCGCCGGGAGTGGCTTGCCGACGACTTCTGCCGACCTATCTATGAAATATGGTTAAGCGAAGCTGTGGCCCGTGGACGTATTTATGCACCGGGCTTTTTTGACAATCCTGCAATTCGCGCTGCATATCTCGGCAGTGAATGGCTGGGCCCATCACAAGGACAGCTTGACCCTGTAAAAGAGATTACAGCGGAAATTCTCGCCTGCAGCGAGGGCTTCTCGACGCACGAACAATCGACCGTCAAACTCAACGGCGGCCAGTGGGACAGCAATGTGGAGCATTTGCGGCGTGAAAATGAAAAGCTGGGCGGTCAACCACCGGATTCGCACCAGAATGGCGGGGGTGAGCCACCTGGCGATGGCAACAACCCGCACAATCCTACAAACGCAAAGCGGCAAGGCCAGCAGGCGTTGCGCAGCCTAGTGCTTGAGGAACAAATCAGACAAGCGGTAAGAGGAGGTCGAGAAAATGAAGCATAATTTGCGAATGGGCGCGGCTCCTGCTGTTGCACCTGCTCCGAAGTTTTGGAATATGGCGAGCTTAAACAATGACGAAGGCGAAATCACGCTTTATGGCGATGTTTTAAGTAAGCAATATTACGACTGGTGGACGGGTGAGCCGGAACCGGGCTTTTATATTACTCCAGAGGGCTTCATGGAAGATTTGGCGCTTGTGAAAGACAAGAGCAAAATCACTGTGAAACTGAATAGCTGTGGCGGCGATTTATACACCGGGATTGCTATTCACAATGCGTTAAAAGCACTGCCTGGGGAAGTAAATGTAATTATTGAGGGCATTGCGGCAAGCGCAGCGAGCGTTATTGCATGCGCTGGTGATACCGTAACGGTATATCCGGGCTCTTTAGTAATGATTCATGGCGTAAGTATTATGACATGGGAATGGATGAATATTCAGGACATGGAACAACTCATGAACAGCATGGATGCCAGCGAGCGTGCAGTTGCAGCGATTTACAATGCGAAAACCGGCATTGATGTTGAAACACTGCGAAGCATGATGAAGGATGAAACCTGGATGACCGGCGAGGAAGCGGTAGAAAAAGGCTTTGCTGATGTATTAAGCGATGCCGGCAATTCCGCGAATATGAGCTTAAGTGCAGACAGAAAAGTGTTGATGGTAAATGGCATCAATCACAACGTGGAAGGTCTGCGCAATTTCCCGGGTTCAATCCCAATTAAAAACGCTACTCCACCTGCTAAAAATAAAAAGCAGGGAGTAAATAAAACCGCAAAAGCGGCAGAAAACAAAGGAGGTAACAAAAAAATGGCACTGACATTAGAAGAATTAAGAAGCGAACACCCTGAACTGGTGGAGCAGATTGAAAACAGCGCAAGAGAAGCTGTTCAGGCACAGATGGCGGCTGATGTAGCGGCTGAACGTGCAAGAATCGCTGATATTGATGCAATCGCTGCTTCTATTCCAGACCAGCAGATGGTGCATGACGCGAAATATGGTGAAGAACCATGCACTGCGCAGGAATTATGCTTCCGTGTTATGAAACAGAGCGCGGCTTCCGGTCAGCAGTTCCTTGCGAACTACAAAGCTGATGGCGCAGCTTCCGGCGTTGCAGAAGTAACTGCAGCACCAAACAACGGCCTGCCTGAATCCCAGGAAGAACAGGACGCAACCGACATTATGGCTGTAGTAAATGCTTACAAACAGACCACAAAGTAAAAGGAGGATTTAATCAATGGCTAGATTAGACGAAAACCTGGGCTCTATGAGCTATGACAACTTAATTGCTGGCGTATCCCCAGCGGCTGAAGTTTCCCACATGAAAGTAAAAAGCGGCCAGGGCGTTCTGGAACGCGGCACACTGTTAGCGGCTGGCACTTCCGGTCTTGAAAAAATCGCGACTGGTACAACCGGCAAAGCTAATGCTGTATTGGCAGAAACAATCGATACTGCAGAAGAAACCGTTGCTGTTGTATACCGTACCGGTCACTTTAACGCAAACAGCCTGATTGTAGATGATGGCTATGAAATCACCGCAGAAGATAAAGAAGCTCTCCGTAGTGTTGGCATTCTGATTTCTGATGCTGTGTAATTTGAGAAGGAGGTAAATAATAATGGCTTTTAATATCTATGATACACACCACCTGCTGGCTTCTGTAGAAGAACTGGCTCCTTTACATTCCTTTCTGTTAGACCGTTACTTCCCAACAAACGAGGCGACAGATGTATTCGCTACAACTGATGTTTTGGTTGAGTACAAAAAAGGCAACAAAAAAGCGGCTCCATTCGTAGCACCTCGCAAAGGCGGCATGACCGTTCTGCGTGATGGTTACAACATGAAACGCTTTACACCATCTTACATTGCTCCAAAACGCACTCTGACAATCGACGACTTGACAAAGCGCGGTTTTGGTGAAGCATTATATACCAAACTGACACCTGCACAGCGCCAGGGCGTTCTTATTCTGGGCGATTTAGACGACCTGCGTGCAATGAACCTGCGCCGTAAAGAGGCAATGGCTGCACAGGTTATCTTCACAAACGCTTGCGTTATGGAAGAATATGTGGACGATTTAAACAACTTCGAAGAAAAAGAAGTGCGTTACTATGAAGGTGAAGTAAACCCAGCGACATACACACCAAGTGCAAACTGGGATGTGACAGAAGCATCCGGCAAACAGATTCTGGCTGATATTGCTGCAATGGTTTCTATGCTGACTTCTCGCGGCCTGGCTGCAACAGAAGCACTGGTTGCTCCTGATGTTGCAGATGTTATCCTTGCAAATGCATACATCCAGAAATTAATGGATAACCGCAATTATCACATCGGCGGCGTTGACCCTGACACCCTGCCAGCTGGCGCTGCTAAAATTGCACGCCTGAACATCAAAGGTCGTATGATTGACATCTTAACTTATGAAGACACATACACCGAAATTGACGGCACTGTAAAACCTTACATTCCTGCTGGCATGATTGCTGTTG